CCTCTGCGACCCGTGTGCGTTACATGGCGTCCAGGGACCCCGGCATTGTCAACCCGCTCCAAATAAATGCACTTGCGAACCGATTATCATTGCAATCCCCCCCAGCACCGCCAGTAGTGTGCTGACTACCGCCACCAGTAATCGCTGTCTATCATGATCTTCCTGCCGGGTGTGTTCATCCAATATCTTAATCATTTCCTTGCAGGTCATTTTAATTTCCTCAACCTCCGATTTTGAAAAATTGGCCGTCACCTCCAGCACTGTAATTCTTTTATCGTGATCATTCAGTGTTGCCACCAATGCCTGAATCGTTGCTGTATTAGCCTGATTTTGATCCACTAATCGCCGAATATCATCACTGCTCGCATAGCGACGGTCAGTGTCGGAGCGGGTATATTCTTCGTTCACTGCGCTTTCCCCCGCACCACTTGCAACGCCGCTTCAATCCCCAGATTCATCAGCGACGCGGCAATATCCAATCCAGATTTCCGGGCGTGATTCATCGCCGCCTCGTAGACCATGGCGCGTTTCTGCGCGGAATGCAGGTCGAGACGTTCATAGGTCGCCACGGCCTCTTTCAAAAACAGCCACAGCTCGCCCAGAAACAGGCTCAGGGCGCGATTCAGGAACCACAGGGCGAGGGTTTTCATCGAAATCTCCACTTATAGGCTAAATATCGGCGTCATGGATTAGTTTGCTAACTGCTCTAGCTACATCCCCACACTTAAGCGATAGCCGTTTTAGTTTATCTGCATCTTTCTTATCCAAGATGATTGTTCCGACATGAACTCTTTTTGTTGTCGGCTTTACGGGTACTGGTGATTTAGCGATTGGGGTTTGTTCTTTTATCACGCGCCTGGCTAATTCCACCATAGCCTCTGCATCGCGTTGTTGTTCGCGGCCATAAACGCCGTTTAATGCGGAGGAAAGATCATCGTCGAAAGCCCCGCTATATTCATAGTTGCCACCGCCCATCTTAATACCTCCACTCGCATTGAATGCCCACTGACTCAACTACCCCATCCGGGAAAATCGTTGCCGATGTCGGCGGATTCGTCGGTGTTATGGCGGACGGGGTAATCGACGTGCCGCATGGGTGATTGTGGCAGGCGGTCAGGATGAGTATCGCTGTCGCCAGGGCGCAAACCAGCGTCACCATTAGGGCGAACCGCCTGGCTTTTTCCGACAAGCTCAATGGGCGGGATGTCGTCACGGTTGGCATTTCCGAGTTTGTCAGGGATGAAATACTTCAGGCCGGCAACGGCCATGCCTATCGTGGTGTTAGGCGCTCTGCGGCGGGGCCGGCAGCGGCATCCAGTGCGTCACATCGTGCAGCCCCGAGCAATCCGGCTGACTGCGCCATACAGGCTCATCTGGGCTTGCTCCTCTGCCGTAGCCTGGGTGGTAGTACCACTCGTAGTACCCCACAGCAATGCCGTCAGCGTGCTTCAGCAGCAAGTCGGGCGGCGCCACGTAGTCCGGGTGCGTCACGTTGTTGGGGCCGTCTGCGCCACTACCTCGCGGTGCCGTCTCGATTGGCAACCACGCGCCTAACCCATCGCTCAACGCGGACCCATCGGGGCCGGCTACATCTGTACTCATGGCTACTCCTGTGCGGCCCCGCTGGGCCGGTTAGCTACGCCGTTCAGGCCGACCGATTCAACCATTCCTGCCGGGGCCACCAGACTCCATCCCGTCGGATTGCTGAGCGTCGCGGCGGGATGGCATGGCGTTGTTGTGCATCCGGCTAGACTCCACAGCGCCAGCGTCAATAGCAAAAACATCCGGCGACGGGCGGCCCTGTAGCTCAATAACGGGTAGCTGTAGCGGCGATTGGGAGGCATCTCCATCGGCGGGTTCCTTGGGAGGCGGCGGCAGGCCTACTTTTGGACTAGTGGCATAGGTCAAATAGATGGTGACAACCCCGACGCAGCCATACGCGAGATCGCTCGCCCATTCCGCGAGCGGAATATGCAGTCCAAACAAATCCGCCAGCGCAGCGCCAGCCGTAATAGCTACCGTCACTGCGTTAATGGCCGCCTGACGATTTTTCCAAAGCGCTGGATCAGCGAGCGCTTCACCGGCCCGCAGTGCAGCCATCCCCCGGCTAATTGCCGCGATGATGTTCATTTTCCACCTCATTCAGTTTAAACGCGATTGACTTAAATTTTTCTCGGAGTCCCGGCGTTATATACCTTCTACTCCGGGCGGCATCGCCCGAGATACATTATCGACGTAACCCTGATTATTAAATTTTCCGCCAGTGATCATAGGACTTCCGGCGTTATAAGCGGAAATGACGCCATACCAACCATATTCGAACAAATAGATGTCCGCCAGATGGCGTATATGCCTACAGCCATAGTCGAGTCCTATTTCTGGTTCGCATAGCGCACTGAGGTATGGGCCAGCAAAGCCGCGCTCTCTCGCGACTTGCCCCATGACTTGCATCAAACCCCAGCTCATTGAACGCGCCCGTTTCTCAGTTCTGAATGAACACGGCGGAATGGGGTTGAATTTGCACGGGGCAACATACGTCGTGAAAAAATCCGGTTTATAACGTATTGCATACGTGTTGAAAGCTGATTCGGTCTGGCAAATTGCCGCGATTATGCCTTGTGGCAATCCGTGATTAGCAGCTGCTTTATAAATCAAATCATCGTATTTATTCATAGCCGTTTATTACCCTCGATGGCTAACGTGAGTTTGTTCATACCCCATCCCAAGCCGTGTCAGTGACAATCATGTGGATGATGCGCGGTGCCCGACCCTTGACCTGCTCCGCCCATCTCGAGGCCCGCAGATGCCGTCCAGCGCTGGCGTAGTCCTCGCGCTCCATCGCATTCAAGAAGTTCACGAATTGTTTCAGTCCCCAGCCCAGATTAAACGCCAGATTCACCAGCGCCCGCTGCCGGGCGTCGCCGTGATTGCGCCAACCGGGCAGAATCGAATCCAGCTTTTGTTCAGCGTCAACGATGTCGCCGATGAGGTATTCCAGGCATTGGCGCTCGGTAATCGTTTCGCGTTTTTCGCCGCGTTTCAGCAGATGTCCGATACCCACCGTCCAGTAGCCCATCGAGTCTCGGTAGGGCGTCAATCGTTTGCCTTCGTCGCGGATCAATTCCATCCGAAGGGCGTCTTCGTCGTAGCTCATGGGGTCTCCGTAGGAGCGTGGGGTGGCGGTTTTCATCGCCGCCTTCAATCCCGGCGGGAAAGTGGCATAGGCCAGGCGGTCTGAATTTGCGGTTTTTTTAGCCATATCAACCACATGTCCAATTATGTCCAACCCTTTTAGAAGGTTGGACGGATTTTTTTCTTTACTATTCATGTTCTTGTCCAACCGTCCAACCTTGTCCAACCTTTTTCCACACACATAAGCTAAACTGGCGGCATATGACAAATTACGTATAAACGTGCGCGCGATGGACAAGGTTGGACGGTTGGACAAGCCTATGATTCCTATATAAATAGGTTGGACGTAAGGTTTGGCGATATTGGACGAGGTTGGACAACTCGTTGATTTATCGTCTGGTTGGCATGTAAAACCGCCTCCGGTCGCCGTTGGATTCCCGCCTGGGGAGCCATTTCAGCCGGCGCAAAATGCCGCCGATCCGGGTTTGCTCACTGCGCCCTTGGCGGTCGCTTTTCAGCCCCAGGCAATCCGCCATCACCTCCAAAACCGTAACCTTGTCTTTGGTTTGCAGCCAATAGTCGATCCGCTCCTCCCAGGCGTCCTGATCAAATCTAGCATCCTGTTCCGCCGCCGCATCAGGGATGTCGTGAAACTGCTCGCCTTGCCGAAAGCGCCACACTGCCTCAGCCCAGAGCTGATCGCGGATCGCGATCACGGCCTCAATCTCTATCGCATCCCCGCAGCGAATCGGCAAAAACCGCCGCGCCCCGGTCGGGTCATCGTTCCAGGTGTAATTGTTGGTGGTGCCGATAAAGATGTTCTGGCGGGGGAAAGTGCGGCTATTGCGCCCGTAGCTGGGGCGGTAAGTATCCTGCAACTGACTGAGTACCTGCTTGATGCGGTTCTTATCAGCTTTCCCGAACGCCGCCATTTCGCCGAACTCGCAGCACCATTTCCCGCGCAACGCTTGATAAAAGTCTGCGCCGCCGGGTGCTTCGGTGATTTCGCTGTGCCACGCTTTGCCGAACAACGCCAACACCAGCCGGGATTTCCCGCACCCCTGCTCCCCTTCCAGCACAATCATCAAATCGGCCTTGCAGCCGGGGTCTAGGATACGGGCCGCGGCGGACACGAACAGGCACCGGGCGACCGCTTCGCTATAGCGGTTATGGGTCGCACCACAGAAGTCGCTAAAAAATGTCGGAATCCGTTCCACACCATCCCATCGACAGCCGAGCAGATACTCACGCACAGGATGCACCGCATGGCGTCGCCCGATCACCTCGACCGCCTCATGTACCAGTCCGGTTTTTACCTCAGATGGAATCCAGTGCTTCTCCAGCCAGGCTTTCAATTCCAGCGCCTGGGCGTCCACCCATTCTTTCCCTTGGTACAGCAGATGATTGGCGAACTCATCCAGAGCCAGCTTTCCGCGCCATTCCGGGGTATTTTCCAGAATCAGCAGCAGGTTATGCAGGCGCAACAACACATCCTGCCCGCCGTCATCTTTCGGCTTAACGATCAACTCGGTACGCCACAGCGGGTCACTGGCGCGTTCGGCGGGCTGAATAATCGACCGTACCGCCTCCAGTCCATGAGCCACGTGCAGGTCGTTAAAATCGTTCACCTCGGCGGGCGGGAACACGGCGCGTCCTTGGATGAGCGTTGCCGCCTCGGTGGCTTTCGCCAAACCCGCCGCGTCATTGTCCCCTAGGAGCAGAATCTCCGCCTGCGGGTGACGGCTGCGCATCACGCTCGCGACGGCGGGCAAGTTCCCGGCGCTGAACGCCACGATCAGCGGCCATCCGGTCGCTTCAACGGCGCTCTGGGCGGTCGCCAGTCCTTCGGCAATCGCCAGCCGCTCAGTGGTCGCGGACAGGTCGCCCAGCACATGAAACCCGCCGCCGGTTTGCCCGCCGGGCAGGAACAGCTTATGCAGTCCGCCATCAGGAATGAACTGGACGCTGATCATCGCCCCGGCGCTGTTGACCACAGGCACCACCAGACCGGTGATGCTGAATTCCTTGCCGAAGCCGAGCGGTTGCGCCGCCAGGGCCTTAACGAATCGCACCCCGGCGGGAAGTTGAATGCCCTTTTTCACCAGATAGGCACTGGTCCCGGTCGCCGCCGCCTGGGTATAGATGGCTGAGGCTTTCGCGGCTGCTTTCTTCCGGGTCTCTTTGATCTTGGCCTCGGCGGCGCGTTTCTTGGCCTCAATCGCCGCCCAGTCGTCGGCGGACAGTTGGCGTCCGGTCCCGTTACTCCACGAGTGCTTTTCGTTACCCTCGCGCCACGAGCCGAACGCCGCAGCCTTGCCGCGCCGATCATCAAACGCGACATACCACCCGTCCTTGTCGTGGGGCTTGCGCTGGGCGCTGGCGAACCGGTGAATTTCCCCGTCCCAGATGATGTCCTGCGGGACGATGAAGCCCTGGGCGGCAATCGCATCCAGCAAGGTCAGGTCGCTCATGCCGTTTGTCTCCACCAGTTGCCGGTATGACGGGGCAACGCCTCCAGCGCCGCATCCCCGTATTTTCCCCTGAGCTGATGAAACGCCCAGCCGCGCTTGTAACCACGCTCCCGCGCCTGGTTGATCAGTTTGGTGAATTCGTTCTTGATCGCTAGCCGGTCATTGATCGGGCTGCTGGTCCAGCGCTCCAGCAGATCGCTCGACTCCAGAGGCAAGGTCCGCTCACCGTCGCCGGGCTGTTCACCCCCCTCGGCGGTATACAGCGCCCCGCAGTTCGGGCAGTGCGGGGCTTCGCTGCCGGCGTTGAACGGCGCTTGGCAAATCAGGCAATCGCTCATCGAACAGCCCGGACACACCACCAGCCCGGCTCCAGCTTGCAGCGCTGCTTTCGCCCGCTCCAGCGCCTTATGTCCGTGCAGATGCAGTTGAGTATCGGTCAGCCAGCGCGACTCATCCGCTTCATGGTTGAGTTGACAGACCCGGCATTGTTTCGGCGGCTGCTTCTTGCGCTTGCTCCGTTCGGTCTCGCCTTCCAGGGTCCATTCCCGATGATGATGAGGCAGGCCATGTGCGTTGAAGCAGCCAGCATGATCCAGCACCAGCGCCCCGGATTTTCCTGGAGCGGGACGCATCACCCGCCCGACCTGTTGCAGGTACATGGCGACCGACTGAGTGGGCCGGGCCAGAATGCAGCATTCCAGACCGGGGAAGTCGAAACCCTCGGTCAGCACCGCGCAGTTGGAAACGACCTGAATCGCGCCGGACTGCCAATCGCGGATGATCTGCTGGCGCAGCGGCAAGGGCGTGGTCCCATCCAGATGAGCGGCGCTCACACCGGCTGCCTGGAACCGATAGACAATGTGCTGACTGTGTTCAATGCCGGTAGCGAAGACGATGGTTTTGCAGCCACCGGCCAGCCGTAGCCAGTTGGTCAGCAACTCTCCAGTCAATTCAGTAGTGTCCATCGCCGCCTGCAACTGGCCTTCGTGGTAATCGCCGCCGCTCTTTTTGACGCGACTCAAATCAGGCCCGCCGCTGGGAGCGCCGTAGCAGTCCGGCTCAACCAGAAACCCCTCGGCAATGAGGTTCGGAATGGTGGAAACCACCACCATGTCATCAAACAGATCGCCCAAACCCTTGCCGTCGAGGCGTTCCGGGGTGGCGGTCAGGCCGATGATTTTGGCGGCGGGATAATTGGCTAGCAAGTTGAGATAGCTTTTCGCTAGCGCCCGATGACAGTTATGTGTTAGGATTCCGTTTGCAAAGAAACAATGTGTCTCTGCAACCGTTATGTCATAAACGGATTCTTTTTGGGGTAGACGCCGCACATGCGCGACTTGATGCCAGCTTGTATTGCATACACTCTGGGATATATTGCTCGATGATTGGCAGGATTTTTCGTTGAGTGTTTGCAGACAGATAGATCCAGAAATATCCGCGCTTTCCTGTGCGGATACTTGCCGCACCATATCTATCCCTAAACCACTGGCAAATAATTTTGTTCTCTGCCAATGAGTATCCTTCAGTATGCAGATAGAAGCCGCGCCCGCAGCTTGCACCGTCATCGCAGAACCACCAAGCCAAGCCGATTTCTCCAATCTGCTCAAGCCATTTTCTACTAACAGTTTTCTTGCCATCCTTGACGCATAACTGATAAATCTCCGCAAGATCAGGAATACACCTTGTCGCTCCTGCGATAGTAATTGCCCCAAATCCTTTGTTTTCCCTTCTTGTGGATTTCCCGCCCAGTCTTTTAAGGAAGTCTGCTTTGTGCTCTGCCCATGCGGCTTGGGGACCGCCGTGGTTAAAACAGACGCGAGGCGCTCCGCTTGTTTTGTGCGGATAAAGGATGCTTGAGTCTCCAAGAAGTGTTCCAAGAATTGCTTTGCGCTCTGTATCGTCAATCTTGGTGTGCCACGATAGAGACCTGCTGCCATGCCCTTGCACGTATTTGTAGTAAGCGCGGCTTCCTTTGTGTCTGATGAACTGGTCAAGCGTATTGCAGGATTTCGGGCGCGTTTTTTCCCCGCACCCGCACCCGCAAAGAGGAGCGCCAGCTTTGACTTCATCGAAAACCACTGCCCATTGATCTCTTGTTCTTGCGCCGGACTTTCTTTGGTGACCTGGAACGAAAACCTGCTGCCGTCCCCACTTGTTTTTTTGCAGAATGGTTCCGCACCCGCATTTGCAAGTAACAACTGGCTTGACGGCATTATGTCCTTCGCTTTCGTCCATCCTTCCTTGGTCATCAATAAATGGTTTTCCGTGCATCGTATCGTTTCACCCGTTTCGACCGCGATCTCTAGCACATCCTTTTCGCCGCTCATCCAGACATCTGTGATTTCTGAATAGATCACATTGCCATTATTATAGCTCATCGCACGAATACCTATCCTTATATCTTTGATTGGTATCGCGCCTTTATCGGTCAAAATTAAAGAATCTCCTGTGATGCACTCATCGATCATCACCAGGTCTGCGGGCGGCAACTCACGGCGGATCAACGTCTGTATACTGGCGACCTGCACCGGCGCATGAGGAGCGCGGGACTTGCTGTGCCCGGCAAGAATCACGCCATGATGCGGTACTCCGGCCTCGTCCAGCTTGGCCGCGCACTGATCGATCAGCTCCCGGCGATGCGCCAGGAACAGCACCCGGCGCTGCTTTTCAACGGCCAACCTAATGATCTGGCAGCCCAGAATGGTTTTTCCGGCTCCGGTTGGGGCGTTAATCAGCACTGACCGCACTCGCGCCATACGGCGGCGGGTTTCTGCGATGGCGTCAATCTGATACGGGCGCAGGGAGAGGATGGGCGCAACTTGGACGGGGGTATTCATGGTGCGGCTCCTAACTGAGATTTTGGAGACCGCCGCTTCGTTTTCCACGACGAGAGCGGCTGACAAATGCGGGGGTGGAAATCCGGCCAGTTAGGACGCCGGCAAGCCTTTCAGCTTCCCCGCACCGTCCGCCATTGATGAATTGCAGGCGAAAAAAAACGCCATTGGTGGCGCTGGTGCGCCTAACGTGCATCGGGTTTCCACGCCCGGCTCCTGCTGTTGCAAGGACGCCGCAACCATACGCCCCGGCGGTCATTTTTTCAACCCCTTTTGCCCGCTTTCATCCTCATCCCGGATCGCCGCCTTCACGAACTCCGCCCAGGCGTGAACGCGCTTGGCGCGGTCCTTGTCGGGCGCGTTGGGGATGCGCTTGGCTGCCGCAAAGGCGCGGCGGAAGGGGGAGGGTTTCATGCTCATGCGACTTCATCCTTATAAAGCGCACCCTGTGCGCGGCTATGTACCGCATGATGATTTCGCAAATCAATCGGCTTGAGCGTGTCTGGATCAAGGTCAAATCTCAGAATTTCCGTTAGGGTGTCTGAGTTGATTGGTTTTGTGTCCCAGAGCATCCATTCAGAATCATCTGGACCTAACCCTGAAAACCGCAATAGGTGAACGCCATAACAGCGAACAACAATCTTTCTCCCCTGTATTACCGAGAACACCTCAGGAGTATTCCCCGCCTGAAACAGTAATTCTTTGGTTGGCGTCTGCCGGCGGTTCCGCATAAGTTGATTTCGGATATGCAAGGTGTCGCGCTGCGACTGCGATAGGTCGGCTCCCATCGTCTTGACCTCAATATCCATAATCAACTGAAAATCTCGGCTATACCCTGACTTGAATTGATGAACGGTTTTGAACTCGGAAATCGTCATATCCAGGTCGGTGACGCAGTAACCTTTCCGGCTATCTAATTCTCTATTATTTCTTATCCATCGGCCAAACGCAGTCTCCTGGGTTTGCCAGGTTTTACAAATCGGGCAATGTGAATGAATGGTAAATGGGCGCGTCATTTAAGCGACCCTCCACACCACCAGTTCACGAGTCAACACCAGGCACTTCCGGTTAGCCTTTGCCCATTTCACCATTTGCGCGTTGCACTGCTGGCTTTCATAGGGAACCGAGAACCGCATATCCACCGGCAACTTCACCAGTCGCAGCATATCGCCGATATGATCAACAAACTGGCGTTCAGGCGCTTTCCATTGCGTCGGCTGAATAATGAGTGCGATGTAGCGAGGTTCACCGTTTTTCAGCTTCTTGGCGAACCCATGAATGACCCCGGCCAGCGTTTCGTTGAATTGCTCAAGTGGCATATTCGCCAAATCAGACGGGTCTTGGCTGTACTGGCCTTGTGCCTGTAGCCAGTAAGGCGGATCAAGGTAGACCAGCTTGACATCTTTCCATCGTGGAATCGGCGGCATTTGAACGCCAGAATCAGCGACCAGATCATGCTTCCTGATTTCATGCTCCCGTTCGACAATCGGCTTGCGGTCAGCGACCCAGTAACGGCGCTGACGTTTCTTGCACACGTCAATCGTAGAACCGGAACCGGCGAACGGGTCAACAATAATGTCAGCGGGATTCGTGTACAGATACAGCAAGTTTTCCAGCCAGCGCGGCTCACTATTGCCGAAGTGATCCACCTTGTTTGATTTGTTCTGCTGTTTCCAGACGTTATAAATCGGAACCTCAAAATCAGTCCATTTTACCGATTCTTCACTTATCGAAGTTTCGGTAAAATCCTTCATCCAATCCGCTATCGTTTGTTGCGGAACTTCAACCGCCTCTGAAATCTCTTCCTGGGTGGCGCAGCTTAACCACATTCCGCGCGCCTTTTCCTTCTTCCGCTCTTTCTCTTCCTTGATGGTGCGAGATAGCCACCCTGAAATAGTGGCGGTAGAGACGCCTACCCGTTTTGCAATATCTTTTTGCTGGTATCCGAACGCATATAGCCGCTTTGCATCATCAATACGATCTTCGTTTGATAATGACTTCCCCTTGTCTTGCAATTCGATAGCAAGCGCAAACGTTTCAGGCTGCGAGACAACGGCGTATCGAAACGCCTTAATCTCTGCGTTCATATTCCCATCGTTCAGCTTTTTGTAAGCTAGAAACCGATGTTTGCCGTCAATCAGGATGTTGTCGGCATTGATGCTGATAAACCGCCCGGCTTCCTCGATCTGCTCCATATCGCGAGCGTAGTTTTGGACTACTTCGGGATCGTGGCCCTTGACACGCGGGTAGAGACCTTCATCAAAAATGACATCGGACAGCTTGATAGAGACGGTTTCTTTTCCTACACTTTCGATAGTCATGGTGTTACCTCTTAACTCAGAACATTGTGATCAGCCGGCTGCTACCGGCGCAATGCCCCGCACCTGCGGGGTTTTTGTTGCCTCATCCATCCCCAGATACTCGCTAATCACCCGCGCCGCATCCTCCCAACCAAAGCACACCAGCGCCTGATAACCCTGCGTTTCCAAATCCCTGAGCCATTCCCGTTGTTCTTTTGTTACGTCCGAAGGAATGCCGTCCCGGCGCTTCATTTCGATGAACAGCCCATTACAGCCTCCCGCCTCAACCGGCAGGAACACATCGGGGTAGCCTTTCTTCATCCCGCCCTTCTTTGCCATAACCGCCTGGTGTGGCGACAATCGCACCCCATTCAACGAGGCATTCAATAGCCGTAGTCGCGGCTCCTTTCTCTCCATTGCCGCCGCCCACTGAAAAAGCGCCTCTTGCTCAACCCGCTCTAAAACGTGGGGCGCTTTCAGCTTGAACGGACGGGGCTTGGTCACGAGGATTCCTCCAGGGCAATCGCCCACTCGACATAGGTTGCCGCCTTTTTCAGGTCCGTTAATCCGCCCTTGCCCGACGCGCCGGGCGTACTTGGGTTGATATTGAACCGGAGCAGATACTTGATGGCATTGCCCAAATAGAACCCGGTGAGCTGTTCCGGCGATAGGTTTGCCCGAATCACATCAATCGGCTGTTGAGTCATGGCCGCGTAGTAGCCGGGAGATAGCTCACTCATGCCGACGCCCTCTCAGTCCGCGCCCGAATCGTCTCCACGCAGGTCACGCAGAGGTAGCGCGTCGCCTTTCCGGTCCGGTGGATAACTACACGGGTCGAGGCGATTTGCTCCGCCGGTCGATAGCGCCGGCAGCCCGAACAAAACTTCTCGCTCGCCATTAATCGCACTCCACCAGCCAATATCGCCGCCAATGTCCAGTCATTCTCCGGGGCGGTTTTGAGTTGAATCCACAGCACCACGCCCACCAGTAATAGAGGTACGCAGGGGCATACAGCCGGAACATCCGGGATTGACCATTCATGGCCGCGCCCCTTCCCACGTTCCGCTCAATTCGGTTTCCTCTAACTGAGCTATTTCTCGGTTCGTTCGCCCTGCGAAATACCACAGCGGCGCAGTAATCCCGCAGGCGCTACAAGTAATCGGGCGGGCCATCTGCTTCGCACAGCCTGAGATAACCAGTGGCTCACGACAGGTAGTGCAGCGGGTTAACAAGTCAGTCTGCGCCATGATTCAGTGCCTCTTTTCGGCTTGGTTTGCCGCAAATTGCGGGCGGTACGCCGTGACGCGCTCCCATATGTTGTCCAGTTTCTCAACCTGTTTTGCACTGGGCTGGCGACCGCCGACAACCGCCTTCCGCAGCGAATCAACAAAGCTGCGCTCCCAATCTGTCAATATCTCGCTGCGCTTCTTGCAGTCATCGATCATCGTGACGTATTCATCGCGCCACGTCGCGTGACGATTAGGCATCATTTTCCCTCCTACCTTAAATTCATCGCCATGATTAAGCGCTACCCTTCAACAAAAACCCCGCGCCAGACGAATCCGACGCGGGGGAACCACCAAAGGAGGAGTTTTGCATGATGATGATCGG